TCGCCATTAATGTGTCGATTTGAGAACCATCTTCACGTAGGTCATCTGTAACTTTCCAAGCATCACCAACATAATCAGTGATAGAAAGATTGATAGTACCTGTGTCAATAGGTGAAAAGTTTAAAGGTGTATCTTCAGCAGCATCTTGAATTGTTACTGAACCAACTGTCTTGATGTTTAAAGTTGTACCTGAACCGAAGTCAGAAACGTCTCTATACATACCTTCTGGTAACAGATAGTCATGTAAGTTTTCAAGGATAAACTGAGAATACTGTTGCGATTCAATGAACGCATTAGTATTTGTAGTATTTTGAGCCATTATAAGCCCTCCTTAAATTAAGATTGTTGTTTAACTTTCTCGCCTGCTGCTCTCCATGCATTAACTAAGTCACTAGTTTTAGCACCTTTCGGAACCCTTGCAGATATCTCTTGTGGAGGTTTATTCTGTGCTAAAGCTTCTGTATTTACAGAACTAGAAGTTTTGGATACATTAGTTTTAACATTAGGTTCTAAATCAGCTAACCTTAATACTAAGTTAGGAGATGTAGCTGCGAGCTCATTTAGTTTCTGTGGAGTAAGATTCAAATCTTTAGCTAAACTATTGTAAACAGTTTCTGCATTGGATCCATATTTCTCAGAAAACTTAGAAGCTACCTGAGAAGCATTTGCTTGAGCAGTTTTTTTCTGTTCATTTTGTTTAAGAGTTTGATTAACTAACTCCATAATATTATCTTGGTTCAATCCAACCTCCTGAGTGGTGTTCTCTACAGGTTGTACTCCAGACTTTATTTCATCAAGAAGTTCTTGTGTAGTTTTACGCTTAGATAGTTCCTCTTTCAATTGAGCCATCTCTTCCTCTAGGGTTTTGATATGCTGTTGAGCATGAGGTACAGATCTTAATGCTTCTTCTGCACTAGAATACTTCTTACCTTCACCTACCAGGTCTTGAGCTTCTGTCGGAATCTCAAATGGTTTAGTTTGGGTATCTTGTTGTTGAGCCTCTTGGGTAGTTGGTTCAACGGTTTCTTGTGTTACTTGTTCTTCTGCCATTACTTTTCTCCTTGGTCAGGAATAAGATTATATAATTTTGAGAAGGCTTTTTGAAAGCCTAGTTGATAAGCATGGTATTCAGACCATGATGGTTTATCAAACGTAGACTCATCTATTGCCTTTCTTTGTGATAAACTTATTTGTTCTTGACAATAAGTTCTTATTATCTTAAAGGCTTCAGCCTTTGATAAGGCTTTGCCTTTTTCATCTTTCAAATTCATATAAATATTATACCATAAATTTAACGAATTGTCAATCTATTCAGGCATACTTTCTTCTATGCCTTCTAAATCCTGATCTAATGATCGTTCTTCCATACTAGGTTGACCTGTTTGTGCTTGCAAATCTTGTTGAATCTGCATTCTAAGTTGCTCTTGTTCAGCGCCTTCAAAGAGTGCAGCATTGTCTTTAATGAAGTCAAACTTCTCAAAGCCCATATACTCTTCAACCATATTAGCAAGTTTCTTAGCAGAAATATGAGGAGCAATATATTGTCCTATAGGACTATTAAATACACCTAACATATTCTGCATTAACTGTGCTCTCGCAGCATAATGTCTAGCACCTACTGGTCTAATTTTACCACGAGCAGTTAAATCTTCTTTAGTTACTGATAAGAAATCAGCTACACCAAAATCATCATCCATAACTTTAGCAAGTTCTGGTAAATCTATATTACGTTTAGCTGATTCTAACATACCATTTAAAACAGGTTCTAGGAACTCAGTTTCAAATTGATTAATTTTATTCTGGAAAATACGTGAAGCTGCATTTTGTAATTGCTGTACTTCAAATGCTGTCTTCTCACCAGGAGTTCGGAAGCCCATAGCTTCTTTAGGAGCTCCTGCCATTTCTTCCATAATATTTAATATAGCTGCAATCTCATTATTAACTTGGAAAGCAGCAGCATTAGGAGCCATAGCTTGAACATCACCATCTTCAGGAATATGAATTGTTTCTTCAGGACCCCATGTAAATGGTTCTACGTCTCCTACAATTTTAAGTGGGGGATGTATAGTAAGATCTAAAGCATCAGCTTTAAGATTTTCTAAGTGATCAATACGATATTGTAAGCCTACTAAATTATCTAGTGGACCCATAGCATATAAGTTATCAGGACGTTTTCTCCATCCTACATGGAACTTACTATCTCTTCCTAATAAAGAAGGATTATCCATTGTTCTTAGAATATAACTTCTATCTAATATAGTTATGATTTGATTCTTATAAAGTTTCTTTTCAATTCTATCATAGTAATCACCTTCAAACTCTAGTATTTCTACATAACCAGATTGATAATATTCTTGTAAAGAACCAAAACCATCTACAATAAATGCTTCTGATTTATTAATATCTTCAACTTTAAATTGTGATAAACTATTTCTAATTTCTAAAGCTTTATCTAAAGCTTCTTTATCATATTGAAGTTCAGGTCTATCTTCTACTTCTGCCATAAGTTCACCAATAGATTTAACATATCTAGTAAACTTAGGTGACTCTCTAAATGATGGTGCTGTAGGATTAAATACAATATCAAATGGAGATATACGTACTAACTTAGGACCATTGTAAACTGTAGTAGGATTGTTATCTTGACTACCTTTTTCTACTTCATTAACATATTGTATTTCTGCAAAACAGTTACCATAGTCAATATAATCTGCAACCAATTGAGCTATTGTTTCTTTAAAACCTGATTCTTTAGTTTTAGTTTTAAGATAAGACTCAATAGCTTTACGTTTATTTACAAATGTATCTTCTAAAGTGGCTCCCTCCCACTTCATCCAATCGTCATTAGGAAATAAAGCATCCATATAATTAGCATGTAAGTTATCTCTAATCTGTGTGAGTTTAGGTAGAGTTGTTTTATTTTTCCAAGGAAGAGTTGAATTAGTAGTTGTGCTGGTATCTGTAGCAAATAAATAGTTACGTAACTCTCTCCACTCTGCTTCTTTATTTTGTCTTTGTATCCACCATTGATTATACAATGCTGCAAGGTTTCTTGCCATTGTATCTGGATTAATTGCTTTTTCAAATTGTGCTACTTTACCTGCCATATATATTCCTTAGTAAGATACTCCCCCAAAACGAGAGTGTGTTAAAACATTAGAAGACATCATGCTTACTCCATTAGATCTTTGTCTAGGTATAATAGAGATAGCTACAGCGTTTGCTAAGGCATCTTTAACGTCATCATGAGGTGGATGTACTTGTGATAGTTCTTCTTCTAATACTTGACAATTACCACCTTTATAATGCCATATTTGTTGATTATGATATTTAGGTTCTAGTGTAGCGTTAATACGTTGACGCTTATCACCTTGATACCTAGTTGGTCTATATTCATCTATAACTAATGGAATACCATTTGGTTTAAGATAACTATCTTTTAATTCTTTTACAATTGTTTGTTGAGCTACTGTAGTCTCAGCTCGTAATTTTCTAAATCCCCACTTTTCCCAAGACCTTAATATGTGATCGTAGTAATCTACAATACGATCTGTTTTAAATCTATCAATATCTAATACATAGTAATTACTTTGATGATCTACACCTACAACTACTAATGCTGTACTGTCAGCTTGTTTACGTAGTGAGAAAGCAAAGTCAATAGCTGCAAATACATTTAACTTACGATCTCTTATATACCAATCACCTTCTTTATTTTGTAATACAGCTCTATCATAGTATTGAAAATCATCAGAAGATATATTAGCTGCCTCTGAGTTATTAGGATCATTGTAATACTGAGCATAGAATTGTGTAATGTCTACATACTTAGCTTTAATTCTAGCTAACTCTTTTGCATCAAATCCAAAAGCTTTACCATCACTACGTTTTTGTTTAGTCCAAAGGAACTCACCATCTGTTTCTACTACCTTTTGAAATAACTCATAAACATTTTCTTCAGATTCCAAATCTCCTTCATCATTAAAGATTTGTTCTTTCATGTTTACCATAGTATCATAAATATCTCTAGGATGATAACGAGTGCCAACAACCCACTCAAGAGCACCAGGATTTTCAATGGAAGCCAGTTGAGAGTATGCTGCTGCAACTTTACTTCGTCCTTCTTCATTATAAGCATTACCCGGTACAACAATATCATCAAGCACCACAACATCAGCATGGAAGCCAGTAGTATTACTGGTAAGCCCAACTGCTTTAACGCTAGCATCTCTAACTCCCTCTAATTTACGTTTAGGATGATCAACTGCTATCTCAGCTACAGCCCACTTCTCTCGTTTACCTTCTTCTTCATTAATCATATCCTTCCAATATCTACGATATATTGGACTATCTATAATATTTTTAATAGCATATAATTGTTTCTCTGCTAAGTCAGCAGTAGCTGATACATATAATATTGTAGTCTCAGGATGTTTAGTTAACCACCAAGCAGTCCTATAAGCTATAAGCTTTGACTTCATATGACCACGAGGTAATAAAACTAATTGATTCTCTTTAGCATCTTGTCGTTGCCACCATGAAATAAGTTCTTCATGGATAGCACCGAGCATTAAGTGAGGTGCAACTAGTCGTATAAAAGTCAACAGATCATTTTCTGCTGCTTCTCTGATTTGGTCAATCTGACTCATTTATTTTATCTTTCTGTATTTAGCCGTTTTCTTTTTAATACTTTTAGGTTGTGATACAAACTGTTTACCTTTACGATTACCAGCAGCTTTAGCTGCGTTAGTTGCTTTCTTTTCAGCAGGGCTTAAAGCTTTCCATGCTGCATCAGGTAGGTATCGTTTTTTTCCTTCACTCTTAGTACCATCAGAAGTTCTCCACTTTTGTTTGGTCCAAGCTTTTAAACTCTTTTGTGATTTAGCTAATGCCATTATTTATAACCACCACCTTTAGCTTTATATTGTTTAGCCAACATCTGTGCCTTACGTGCTGACCACTGACCAGGTTTACCACCTTTACCACCTGCTTTAATCTTATTAAATAATGCTTTACGCATTGTAGGTTTAGTATAGTTACCTGCTGAATTAACTGTGCTTTTCTTTTTAGTAGCTACCATTTAACTTTATGACTCCAGTATCTAGCACTCATTTTATCTGGGCTAGAGTCCTGAGCATTGTGTCTAGCATAGTAAGATTTCTTACGTGCTTTGTCTTTAGCAGATGTAGGATTCTTACCTGCTCCTTTTACACCTTGTTGACCAAAGCGTATTAGTTTAGTTTTATCTCCTACCTTAGCTACCACTACATGTGATTTCTTAGGATGATTAGGAGTACGTTTAGGTTTGTTATAACCTGATACTCCTGCTCTAACTAATTTAGGATCTTTTTTAGTTGCCATGTAAACTCCTAGTTAGGTTTAGCGAGCTGTCCACCAAAGTAAAACTCTACAATCATAGTTGCCCACTGAAAGATTTCATCAAATTTATACAGACCTTTAATAGTATGGAAAGCTTCTCCTCCTCCAAAACTAAATAGACCTAGTATGTTTACTCCTTCTGAAGTAGTTTTAACTACTGTATCAACACCAAACACTCCTGCTAATGGATATACAGCTACTAGTGCTAGTATAACTAAAATTAGTATACGTCTATTCCAAGCTGCAAATGGTGACTCTTGCATTGACTGTTCACGTGCTTTATCAATCTGCTCTGTTTTAGCAGTGAACTGAGCCATCATCATCTTTTGTGTTTCGTGTGCTTGTGCTGATTTAATAGCAGTTAACTTAGCAATAAAGCCAAGTGCTATAGGTATTAAGTGTGTTAGTATTCCCATATTAGTTTCCTAGTGGATTAGTAGATGATTTACGTAATGCCTTCATCTCTGCACGTATACCATCTAAGTTTGCATTAACTTCTGATCTTACACTAGATAATGTAGCTTCTACTTCTCGTTGATTACCTCTAGATTCTGCAGCTACTTCTCTTGCTAGTGCTAGTGCATCACTTGCTTTTTCTTGTGTTACAATAGCACGTTCCATAATTTCTATAATACGACCTTGTTGACTAGCTAATTTTAATTCTATTTCTTTAATCTTAGACTCATCATAAGAATCAATTACCGAAACCATATCGTTGTAAAGGGTGATCCCCATGTAGCTGATCCCACCGATGATTGGCAATACTGTCAAAACGATTCCCAATATCATCTGATTGGATAAAGTTAAAGAGAATGTTTTGGTCTTGGGCATAGTCATCCTGATATAGTCCTATAAAGTCGTCAACTGGTTGTTCATAAATATTATTCAATGTCTCCAAAGTGTTCAACATAAGCACTATTCCAAATCCTGGAACTACCTCTTCGTTGTCTTTTGTTTCTGGCGACTGAGGCTCTTGCGTTGATTCTACTTTCTCTTCTGTTTTTACTTCCACTTCTGTTATGGGCATAGCATTCTCTTGCTCTACAGGGTTCTGTTCCATTGGCACAGTCTCTACACTCTGGACTGTTACATCTACGGAGTTTTGATCCAACGAATTTATAGGAGACACTGGATTCAATGGGCTCTCTATGCTTGTTGGATCGCTTGCTTTTAGGGTACATGATGTTGAGATCATAGTCCAAGCTGATTGGACTGGATCCGAGTACGGAGTCGAGCATGTCGTAAGTCTTTGCTCTACTGATGATCCATGATACCCAGGTTCGCAATCTACTGTCCTTTCTTCAACAGCTTCAATACACGTTGGGGGATTAGGGATACAACTTTCTGACGTAGTTTGCCAAGCTGTCCACGAATCTGAACTACACGTGTAGAAACGTGCTTGGTTAACAATCCCACTTGTGTTTGGATCTGTACAACTAATTGATCTTTGCTCTGTTTGATCTGTGCAAGTAGAGTACTGATTACAGATTGGATCTTCTGGCATATAGTTAACACACCAATACTGAGATATAGCAACGGACTCTTCAATGTCGTAGCATTGAAGTGACTCTTCAACCATGTAACCATTCGTGTCAGGTGTGTACGTACAATACCAAGTATATCCATAACTACTCCATGTTAAGAGGAACAACCAAAACAAATTCCTTGCCATATAAATTAGTAAACCTTTCAGGATGTAAGTCATACCAAGCTGATCTAGCTGCTACTCCAGTAGCTCCACCGATAGGGCACGGACTACCTGATAACTCCATAGCATTCCATACTTTAATATCTTCACACATTACAGATACGGCTGCTACTTTAAGACCTAAGTCATTTAAAACTTTTGCATATTTACGTCTTTGGCATCCATCATCCTCAACGGCTGTACCACCTGCAACAGATATAATACCACCAGATACTGCACCTGTAACAGGTACTACACATAAGTCTTGAGAGTATGCTGATATAGAAGGAGCTATAGCTGTAGGAACTGGCATACCTCGTTGTTCAATAATAGTTCTAGTTTCAGCCTTAGCTGTTGAAACCACAGTAAGTAAAGCACCAATAAGAGCTGCTAGTATAGTCCATATAAGTTTAGCAATCATACCTTCAATACGATCTAAACGTTTATGTATTGTAGCGTAACGCTCTGCACAGAGTTTCTCATGTGCTACTAGTTCTTCATGTGGAGTCATACTAAAATTCTACCCATCCTGTTATAATATATTTGTCTCCACCAATAGGTGGGTTTCCTCTGTGTGTATGTGTATAAGCTGCAGGAAATATTATTACATCTCCTTTGCTTGGTTTATATCTATAATGCTGATAAAGAAACTCTGTTTCACCTGCTTCAAATTCATCATTAAGATATACTGTCCATGTTAATAATCTATTTGAATGTTCTTTACAATCTGCTTCAGCATGCCAAATATGATAACCTTCACCTGGTTTTGTTCTTTGTATTTTCATTGTATAAGATTTATGCTCACCAAATAATTTTAATATATCAAATTGATTTGCATACTCTTTATAACAATGTCCCCAAAACACATTATTAAATTCATTTATTATTTCTTTATTAGTATGGTTTAAAGGTAAACTTGGTAAAAATGTAGATAAATCTTGTCTAGTTGTTTTTAAATCTTCATTATCTTGTCGATTATAAGTTATTCCAGTTTCTTCTGCTATTTTAAACCATTCAATTGCGTTATTACAAAATTCATCACTAAATGCTTTTTTATATACTTGTATAAAATTATCCATTATCTATCCTTATTTAAAATATGGTCCAACTAACCATGTTACACAACTATATCTTATACCTTTAGTAACAGGTTCTACACCATGTATCATATAACTAGGAAATACTAATACAGTTCCTTTTTCTTGAGGTGGGTAATACATATTACCATTTGCATTTAAAAAAAACTTACCACCTTCATAATCATCATTAAGAAAAGCTAATGCTGTTAGTTTTCTTGTAGTATTACTATGTTCGTGAATTGTATCTACATGAGCATTATAATGTCCATCTGGTTTATAAATTAACAACTCAGTTTGATTAGAATGAGTAATATAATATTTCCACCAATAATCATTAGCATTTAAACCTGTTGCTGTTAATGTAGCACCTATACCTACATTTTGTGGTAACAATACTCGTTCTGTATCACGAACACTTTTATCTATAATATTAGTAATACCAATTCCAATTTCTGGAGGTTTTTTTTCTATAGTATCTTTTGAATAAGTTTTAATTAAATTATCACAAAACTCATTAGATAAATGATTTTCAAATAATGCAAAATCAGTTAATATTCTTTTATTATTTTTAGTTTTAGATATATTTAATGATTGTCTACCATCATATTTTTGATTTGCATAAGGACCATTTGCATCTACATAATGTAAAAATACTTGAGCTTGCCATTGACCTTCAGTATACTTTTCTCGCCAATGTTCTATATCCATACCACGATATAACACAGCATCACCTACTTGCATATCTACTTTATTACCTGCCATGTAAATTGACCAAGGATTTCCTTCAAACCCTAAAGTAACTGTTGCTGATATTTCACAAGCAGGTCTATCAGTATGCTTTTTTAATTCTTCATTAGGTTTATATAATCTAGCGTAAGAATAAGTAGGATATAGTTTTTTACCACAAGCTTGTTCAAAGTGAGGTAACAAATCTTGTAATAATGTATCAAATGTAACTGTACCGTGTACAGCTTCTGACAAAGGACACTGAGAATCCTTTTTAGTTTCACCTTGTTCTATATATTTATATAGTTCATTTGTAAGTTCTGTACAATTATCTTCATCTAAAAAACCTTTTAAATGGACATATCCATTTTTATCGAAATCGTTGGTCACGATTATCCTTTCTAATTAAATACTACTGATTTATAATTTGTGCTTTAAACCAAGTTTCTGTATCCCAGTTCCAATCGTATGCTTCTGTTGGATTGCCTTCTTCATCAACTGCTAATTCACCTGCTGTAGATTGAGCTACTGCATCAGGCATTTTTTTAAACTCTGATGTAGAAGGTTTCCACCAATACATATCTGTTTCTATATTATCTGGACAATCTTTCCACTCTAAAGAAGGATGAACTTCAAATTCATTACCTGCTTCTACTACTTCTAATACTCTATAGCCAGAGTCATCTTTTCCTCTAGGCTCTTGAGTACTTACTAACGCTTTTTTAGCCATTTAATAACTCCTTATTAATATTCAACAATAACTACACCAGGTGCTCCTGCACCTCCTGCACGAGTATTTGCCCCATTTTGAGCTCCTGAACCTCCACCACCTGCTCCATAACAATTTCCTGCAGGTTGTCCTGAAACAGGGCTATTTGCAAATTGTCCAGAACCTGCTGCACCTCCTGATCCATAAATAGATGCAGCTCCATTACCACCTCTACTGTTACCATAACTACCAACAGTAGTTCTAGGTGAATGTCCTCCTTGGATATTTAAAGTTCCTCCTGAACCATTACCACCTGGAGCATAGCTTGTTACTCCTGAAGGTTCCCAATAACCTCCTGCTCCACCAGTAGCTGAACAATAAGCACCAAAAGAAGATGTACCTCCTGTATTTCCATTTGCTTCATTATTTCCTCCATTACCTCCTGCTCCTCGTGTTACAGAAACATTAGTATTAGAAGGAATAGAAATAACTTCTATAGCTGTTCCACCTGCAGCACCTCCAGAACCACCAGTACCAGTACCTACTCCTGCTGATGATCCACCACCACCACCACCTGTAACAGTGACTTTAACTTTAGTAACATTACCAGGATTAGTCCATGTACCTGGTGAAGTAAAGGCTTGCATATTAGAAAAACCACCTCCTGCAGCAGCCCATGTACCTGCTCCAGTTAAATATGTAGAAGAGCTTGCTGTACCTGTTGCAGAAATTTTAGCAGTAGTTACTGAAGAATCAGCTAATGCTGTTGTATCTACAGAACCTGGAGCATAGTGTTCAGCATCAATAGAATCTGCTGCAATATGTTCTGAGTCAATTGCATCATCTGCAATTTTAGTTCCATCAACTGCATCTGCACCTAACTTAGCGTTAGTAACTGATCCATCTGTAATTTGTGTAGTACCTACTGCAGATAAAGTAGCTAATGCTCCTAAACCTAAGTTAGATTCTACAAGTGCTGAAATTTGAGCACCAGTAACTTTCTTACTGGTACCTGCTTCGTTTATCTCAAACTCGTTAGCATCAGCAGCAGCCGATGCAGCAGTTAAGTCTGATATTTTAATATTTGCCATAGTTTAATAACTCCTCTTCCAAGCTCCGTTAGTGTGTTTATAGATTTTTAAATTTTGAGTCCAAGCTCCATTCCATTTTACATTTGGAATAAATGTTTTCCAAGTTCCTGCATCTTTGTAATACGGCTGAGAACTAAAGAATGTTTTACTTGGATTACCTACTATAGTAGCAAAGATAATATTACCATAAGCTGCTATAGCTGTTCTAGTATCAGTACCATTTTCTAGTACACGAATATCTCCTGCTTCAGTAATACGTGTCACTTCATCTGTACCTGACGTAATACTACCGAATAATGTTTTAAGTCCTACACTTGCTTTTGAACCTGTAGCACTTAAAGGTGCTTCACCAAAAGCTGTTCGTAAACTATCTACAGGAGCCATTGTACCTGTAGCTGCCATAGGAACTTCAGCTAGTAATAGATTTAATCCATTTGCTGCTATTGTAGCAGTAGCTGTTAAACTAGCTTGATCTACAAAGGTTCCTTCACCTGCAGTAAGTTTAGAACCTGCTCCTGCTAAACTAGCAGATCCAAAGGTACTGATATTAATTGTACTGGTTACACTACCAGAAGCTGAAAGACTTGCATCTGGTATTTCAAAACCAAATGTCGTCCTAATGATTCCATCTTCTGTAACTCTGGTATCGTCAGCATTTGTTGCTCTAATACCTGAAGGAACTATCGCATAGTCTTCACTTACACGTGATTCACCTGCTTCTGATATACGTAGATCATCAGCTTCGGTATGTCGATAGGATCCTGTAATAGCCATTGACTATCCTTACGCTATAGTAAGATCAATGTTACCAGTTGAAAACTGTAATGTATCTCCGTCAGCTACTGTTTTAGATGCAGTCATAGCACCATGCCATAATAGGTTACCACCTGATGAAGCATCATGAATACCAATGTGAGTAATAGTACCCCAGTCACCACCTGCTGCAGTAAATGTAATATCACCTGTATTTGATGTAGTACCACCTGGTGATGTTGCTGCTGCAAATGTAACTGCTTGTCTAGAGTATCCATTACCTGATACTTCTGTACCACCACCTGAATCACTAGGTGCTGCAGTGTATAAAGCTACATACCAAGCAGTAGGTCTTGTAGCAGAGCCTGTTGTCATTAACCAATCTAACAACAGAGCTTCTGAATGATCTGATAAAGCTGCCATTTATTTATTCTCCTGTTAAGTAATTGTAAACCAAATATCACCATCTGAACCACCAGAAGGTGCACTAGTGCTAACAGTAACACTCTGCGTGATACTGGTATAATTATTGTAAATAGTATTCATTTGTGCTATATAGTCTTGACCATTTACAGTAAAGTTTGTTACATCTAAAGCTCCTGCATTTAAAATGTCATTACCATTTAAATCCAGATCGTTTTCCATTTGGTTAGGTTCACCAGATGGATTATTTCTATATAATACATTATTATTAAATTGATCTTCAATTTCATTAAACGAAGCATTTAATGCTGATGCTGAAGCATAACCTGCTGTAATGTCACTGATTGTAACTTTAGCCATTTATAGATCCTTCTTCCAATTAAAACGTTTTCCTCTTAAATGTTTAGGAACAATCATAGACTTGGCTTGTCCCCCTTCTGTTGTTTGAATTTTACTACTTAATTCAGTTCCTTGCTTTCTATTTTCTTTACCTTGTTTTAAAGCTTTATTAACTTTTCTTAATAC